TGACCATGTTTGTGGCAAGTAAAAGCCAAGAGTCATCAGTAAAAAATTATCAGAGGGGGGCATTAAGGCATTTGTGGGTTAGCAGGAGATATGGCACAACGGCCTAATGTGGGACTATAAACAACAAATAGGGATAACCTGGGATCAAACGGCGGGATTTAGTGGATTACATTCAGATAGTTATGAACACAAGGTCAGTATACAGCGCCAGCAGATTAGACACCATTTGTGCCAAATACCCTACAAAATGAAAAATGCCGTTTCCTAGCCGAAGTGGCATTTTTTTGCGCATCATTTGGCATAGAGTAATCTAGTCATTTCACGATCAGCTATGCGTGCAAGTAACTGTTTATGTGAATATTCAAACGGCAAGTTCACTGGTTGCTATGGGCCGTTTCTTTTGAAGGGAATCGGAACGAAAACGAAAATAGGGATAAAAATGCATGGGCATAGCAGGTTGTTGAAAATAAAATAAAAATTCAAAAGTTACTAAGCATGAACTTGAAAGAGAAAAGGATGCAGATTTGTTCGTTTTATAGTTCCTTTTCTCTATGGCTAACCCCAGGCTAAAGCCCTCATAACCAACCAGCAGACCATACAGCTCGCCCTACGATCTCTAGCTCGTGTAATCGGTCACGCGGCACAACCACTTCACGGTATTCTTTGTTGGTGCTGATGATGCTCACACCGTCGAAGTTGCGCTGTAAGCGCTTAGCGTAGAGATGTCCATCCAGCCTCAGAATATAAATACCCTCGCCCTCAATCGTCGTCCTGGTGTGATCAATCAGCACCGTATCACCGCTGTGCAGCACTGGTTCCATCGAGTCCCCATCAATACGGATCGCTGAGAGGTGCTCCGGCGTTAGCCCCTGCTTGCGCAGCGAGTAGCGCGTAAAGCTGATATGCGTGAGCACGCGACAGTTCTCATTCCAGGCCCCATCACCCGCGCTGCACTGGGCGTCATACAGCGGAACAAATGCGTAGTCTTCCATACCTACAACTTCATCAGGCTGCTGTTTAGGAGCCTGAGTGCCTGTGCCTGCATCGCCTTTACCTGCAGCCAGCCAGTCCAATGAAACGCCAGCAGCTTCGGCAATAACGACCGCCTTTTCCAGCCCTGGCGCTGAAGCCCCTGACAAATACTTTCTGATCAAACTTTCCGAAAATCCGCACTTTTTGGCGAATCCGTAGGATGACTCGCCTTTTATGGCGACTTTCAAGCGCTCACTAAATCCGTCAAAGTTCGTCATATTAACTTTTGCGCTCTCTCATAAATTAAAACCATATCGCAAAACTTCTATAAGCAATTGATAAATAGAAGATAAAAAACTAACAAAACCTCCTGGCTCACTATCGCAACTTTTGCCGATCAAATTTGGCTTGAAAGCAAAACTATTTGGCGATATGTTTATGGGGAACGACAGGTTAGACACCCCAAAAAACGCCACCGAGGTGACGCCATGAACCAAGAAATTCCTATCAATCCTACCCAGCGCTGGGAGTGGCTCAAATACCAACTTCGCAGTCAGGGTTCTAGCTTGCGCAAGCTAAGTGATGAGCTTGGTGTCACCGGTAACGCAGTGCAAATGGTGAAGTACACCCCTTACCCACGTATGGAACGCGCTATCGCCAAAAAGCTTGGTTTGGCTACCCATGCCATTTGGCCAGAGCGCTGGAACCATGATGGCACCCCATGCCGTGAACGCCCCAACCGTGCAGAAAAACTCACAACTGCAAAAGCGCAAAACCGTTTATGCGACAAGGATAGCGGTTCTAACGCTATCGCGCATCGTCAAATGGCACAGGGAGCATAGCCATGCGACGCGTCAAAGATACCCAAACATTAGACATCTTTGAGGTACCGGCGCCGGTCGTGCCTATGCCAGGTAGCGGTAACTATGCCGCCCAGGTAAGTGAGCTAGTGGGATTAGTGCTTAAAGATTGCACGGTAGATCGCTATGAGGTGGCCGCGCAAATGAGCCGCTTCTCTGGTGATGACGTTTCCAAGCACATGCTCGATGCCTGGAGTTCGCCAGCGCGCAGCGACCACAACATCCCTTTCTACCGCATTCCTCTTTTGGAAGAAGTCTGCCAGAGCCACGTTTTCACCGATTGGATCGTTCACCTGCGCGGCGGACGTGTGGCCTATGGCCGTGAGGCGCTTGCCGCCGAGTACGGCAAACGTCAGCAGATGATGGAAAAGCTCAAAAGCGACATGAAAGAGCTGAAGCGCTTGATGGGGGATGACCAATGAACTGGTACACCGCCAAAGACTTAGCGGGCTTGCCCGGCATGCCCCAATCCATCAGCGGCGTTATCCGTAAGGCCACGGCGCAAGGCTGGGAAGCTCAAAAGCGCATGGGTCGCGGCGGCGGTTACGAATACGCCTTCGCCGTTCTACCCACCGACACCCAAAATGCACTGCTTTTGGCACAGGCGGATAACGCCGCGCCAACGCCTATTAGCACCGTAGCGCCGCAGCCAGAAGAGCAACGCCCAGGCCAGCAGCAGCTTACCGATGCACAGCGCCAGGTGATGACCGCTCGCGTTGCTTTCGTTCGTGAGATTGAACGCATGAGCAAAATGGTCAGCCAGCAGCGCGCTATCGAAACGTTAGTTTCTCACGCGAAGGAAGACGATCTAACGCCATATCTAAAGCAGCGCGTCGTGATGGCCAACGACCGTAAGACGGAAACCCGCAACCTGAGCGAGCGCACCCTAAAGCGCTGGATCGCTGACTTCCGCAAGCACGGCGAACGCGGCCTAGCCCCCAAACGCCGTCAGGCAGATATGAGCATGCCTGACTGGGCCGGTGATTTTCTCAAGCGCTATCAAAAGCCGCAGAAGCCCAGCGTGGAAGCGGCCTACCAGCTGCTGGTCGAACAGACCCCACCGCCGCACCCCTCTATACACCAAGTGCGCCGCTGGCTTGCCAAGCTGTCGCCGGAAGCGCGTGAGCGTGGCCGCATGGGCGCTCATGAGCTTAAAGCGCTCCAGCCCTTCAAGCGCCGCACCAGTGCTGAGCTATGGCCGAACGATGTGTGGGTGGCGGATGGCCATACCTTTGATGCCGAAGTGATTAACCCGCTAACCGGCCAGGCGTTTAGGCCAGAAGTTACGTTGATTATCGATTGGGCAACGCGCCGGATCGTCGGCTTCGCCTTGAACCTTGCCGAGTCGACCGTGGCCACGCTGGATGCGTTGCGCGATGCCGTTAGCCGCGTGGGCATGTTCAACCTGTTTTACGTCGATAACGGCAGCGGCTTTGACAACGCCACTGTTTATGAAGTGGTCGACCGTCTTGGTGGCACCATTACCCACTCGCTGCCTTATAACTCACAGGCACGCGGCGTGATCGAGCGCGCCCACCAAAGCACGCTGGTTAAGTTAGCCAAAACCATGGACAGCTATATCGGTGCGGATATGGATAAAGAGGCGTCTACCAAGGCGCACAAGTTAAGCCGCCGAGATATTAAAAAGGGTTTAAAGCCCGCGCTAATACCCACGTTTCAGGAGTTCTTTGATTCTTTAAACGAGGCGTTAAACGTCTATAACCACCGCCCACATAAAGGCCTTTCCAAAGTACGCGACTTAGACACCGGCAGGCTGCGTAACCAAAGCCCGATGGAAGCCTGGAATAGCGCCGAAGCGGAAGGCTTTGAAGCGCTAACCGCACCTAGCGATGTGGTCGCCTCGCTAATGCGCCCGCAGGAAGTGCGCAAAACCAACCGTGGCGAAGTTCGCATCAACGGCGGCCTCTACTTCATGGATGCCCTGCGCGACTTCCACGGCGACGAGATCCGCGTGGCCTGGGATTACCGCGACACCGGCTGCGTCGGCATCTTCACCCTGGACGGTGAATACCTCGGCGATGCCCAACTGGATGGCAATGCCACCCCCGCGATGCCCGCCAGCATGATCGAACGCGCCGCCGAAAAACGCGAAAAAGGCCAGCTCAACCGCCTGGTACAGAAAGCCAAGGTGGTCACCGGCAGCGATGTGGAGTTCAGAACGATCACCCCCGCCGCCCGCCAATCAGACGAAAAGCAGGCCGCTCAAGGCCGCGCCTACGCCAAGCAACTGGCCGATCAAGGCACACGCTTTCAGATACCCCACAACAAGATGGAGCGCTATCGGCTCTGGAAGAAGCTGGATGGACAACTACAGCAAGGAGAAGAAGTACCCGAAGCCGCCCGCGAATGGCACGAGCGTTACCAGCACCACAGTGATTTAAAAGCCATCGCCAAAGTGATGGATACCGAAATGGATGCAGGTGGGCGGCAACCCACCCGCACCCGGCGGGCCGTCTGAACCACGGCCCATGACACCCGCAGCAATTAAGGAACTGATATGAGCGTCAACACCATTGTACCACTCACCAACGTTGGCCTACTGGCCGCCGCTGTCGAAAGCGCCGCCAACCGCCCGCCCGAACTACCTGGCTTGGTGGTCATGTACGGCCCCAGCGGCTACGGCAAAAGCCTGGCAGCCGCCTATGCCGCCAACATGCACCGCGCTTACTACGTTGAGTGCCGCGAAAGCTGGACGAAAAAAGCGTTCGTGGTCGCCATCCTGCGCGAGATGGGCATCATCCCCATGAAGACACTCAGCGAAATGGTCGACCAGATCGCCGAGCAGCTCTCCCGCTCTGGCCGTCCGCTGATTATTGATGACGTTCAGTACGTCATCGACAAAGCCGCCGCCAACGTATTAACGGACATCTACAACGCCAGCCAAGGCACCCTGATTCTGATCGGTGAAGAGCGCGTGCCTGCCTCGATGGCTCGGCTGGAGCGCCTGCATAACCGCGTCCTGGAATGGGTGCCCGCCCAAGCCGCCAGCCTAGACGACGTGTGTGCCCTAGCCGCCAAGAGCTACCCCGATATCACCATCGAAGACGACCTGCTGGACGCCATCAATAACCGTGTTAAAGGCTGCCTGCGCCGTGTGGCGGTGAACCTCTACCAGATCCACTCCGAAGCCACCGCCCAGGGCTGGAAAACGGTAGGCCTACGCGAGTGGAGCGAGCAAGACATCCACACCGGCCAACCACCGGCGCGGAGGGGCTGAGCCATGGCGACGCGTAAAGTGCAATCGGCCTTGGCTGGGGATGTCCCCCCACGCCAGCGAATTTGGGACGCCATCCGTCACCAGCATTTAGACGATGGCATCATCACCATGCAGGGCATTCGCATTGCCCTCAAGCATCAGAAACCACGCTTGAGCGAGAGCCGCATCAGCGACTATCTCCGTGCCTTGATTGCAGGCGGCTTCCTGGTGCGCAGCAACCCCGATGCGCCACTGGCCACCAGCGCCATTTACAGACTGGAGCGCGATGTGGGCGTTGAAGCGCCGCGCGTGCGCCGTAATGGCACCCTGCCGCCTCCCCCAGGGCGCGAGCAGCTCTGGCGCACGCTCAAAATCATCGGTGTATTTACTGGCCAGCAACTGGCCGATGCCGCCAGCACCCCACAGGTGCCGGTCGCCAAAGCCACGGCGGATGAGTACATCAAGATGCTCTCTCGGGCCGGATACCTGCAAACCGTGGTGGAACCCTCCCCTGGCGTGCCAGGGCGCTACCGCCTAGTGCCCAGCCACTGGACAGGCCCCATGGCCCCCATGATTCGGCGCACCAAAGAACTCTACGACCCCAACACTGGCGCCGTGGTGTACCGCCGCGTCACCAAAACCGAAGGGGGCGAGCCATGATTCGCCGCACCCGCGCCGTGGATATCTCGAACTGGGGCGAAGAGCCGCCCCGCTGGATCACCCTGCTCGCCAACGAAGTGCGCGCCACCAATCGCAAGATGGCCGGTGATCGTATCGGCGTCTCGCGCAGCGCGGTATCCCTGGCACTGGCCAACCGCTACCCCAGCCCCTCCACCAGCAGCATCGAAAAGAAGGTGCTACAGGCGCTGGATGGCCTGAACTGCCCCGCGCAGGAACGCACCATCAGCGTGGAACAGTGCCGCGAGTACCGCTCGCGCCCAGCGCCCACCCACAACCCCATGGCCATGCGCCTATGGCGCAGCTGCCAAACCTGCCCGAACAACCCCGACCGCCAGCAGGGAGAAGACCAATGACCCTCAAAGCCACCTGCCCCGAATGCGGCATGAGCGGCGACATGGCCGCGTTCGTCACCCAAGGCGAACACAACCAGGCGCTGGCCGCCGCGCTGGAAATGCCCGCCTTACTGAGCAGCCGCATAGTGCGCTACCTCGGCATGTTCCGGCCCAAGTCAAGGGCACTGGCCAGCGCCAAAAGCGCCCGCCTGCTGGGCGAGCTGAAGGACGTCATCACCAGCGGCGTGATCGAGCGTAAAGGCATTACCCGTGAAGCACCGCTAAAGGTGTGGATGACTGCGCTTGACCAGTTGCTTGAACGCCCGCCCAGCAACCTGCCGCTCACCGGCCACGGCTACCTCTATGAAGTGGTGGCCAACTGCGCCGACCGCCACGCCGCCGAGGTGGAAAAACAGCGTGAGGAGCAAGTTCGTAGCGGTGCCAAACAGCCTGCAAACCGCGCTGCCGTTGCGCCCCTGCGCGAGCGCACCACCGATGACGTACTTGCCGAGCATGAGCGGTTAGCCCAACGCAAAGCGCACGTTACCCACCAGCGCCCGCCGCAACACGACAAAGCCGCTGAAAAAGCCAACGCCCCAAAGCGCCTGAGCGACCTACTCAAAGGGGCAGCCAGCCAGGGAGAACAGCCATGAGAACGTACAGCGATGCCCACATCGAGCATTACGCCGACCGCTTCATTGCCCTGCGCATCGCCCGCCATGGGGTAGATCTCGCGCAGTACCTGATTAACCCCACGCAGTTTGAGCGCCTGGCATTAGACCCAGAGCCGTTGCTGCCCAAGCAGCAAATGGCCGTGCTGCGCATCTGGCAGCGCTGGGACACCGGCTTAGCCGAGCAGGCAGCGGCTCCTGAAACCCCCGAAGAAAAGCCGTTCGAGCTGCCCGGTGAATACGCCGTGTGGGAGGAGTTCCTGCTGGGTATCGGCAACAACAAAGCCATACGCCAACGCAACGGTGCCTATGTCGAGCCGATGCACCACCACCGCCACAACCCCCGTAACCGCAGCGCCAACTTTGCCCGTAAAGGAGCCTGATCATGAGCATCGCCACCCCTGAGACTCAACAAGTACCCGAAGGCTTCCGCATGGACGCCAAGGGCCGCCTGATTCCCGAAGCCCAGATCAAAGAGATCGATCAGATCCGCGATGAACTGGTGCTCTCCATCGTCGACCGCGCCACCGAGCTGCGCGACCAGCTACGCGACTTCAAAGCCGATGTGTTTAGCGAGATCGCCGCACTCATCGAAACGTCCGCCCAGGAGTACGACGTTCAGATCGGCGGCAAGAAAGGCAACGTGCAGCTCGTTTCCTTCTGTGGTCGCTACAAGGTACTGCGCGCCATCTCCGAGACCATCACCTTTGATGAGCGCTTACAGGCTGCCAAGGGCTTGATTGAAGACTGCCTGCGCGACTGGACGACGGACGCCCGCCCCGAGGTGGCCACCATCGTGCAAGACGCCTTCCGCGTCGACACAGCAGGCAACATCCGCACCGGCCAAGTGCTGGGCCTACGCCGCCTGAACATTCAGGACAAGCGCTGGCTGAAGGCGATGGATGCCATCTCCGATGCCGTTCAGGTCACCGGCTCCAAAAGCTACATCCGCATCTATGAGCGCGTCGGCAGCACCGACCAATACCAGCCCATCAGCCTAGATATCGCGGGGGTGTGAGATGAAAAAGCACGTTAGCGCGTATTGCTTTGCCAGCGGAGAAATTCAGGTTGGCTCGCGTGTTCCTGGAGGCGCAGTCGTTCTTGCTACAGGCCCCCGAACAGAACTGAAGCGGGAGATCGATGTGGTGTCACGGCTTGCTTATGACAACTGCACGCAGTTGGTTCCTGGCATGCCTGAGTCACGGTCAGTCGAAAGTGCCATCAACGCGGTGGTTGCTTTCGTCAAATGGGCAAAAAGCCGTAGCTGCCCAGCTTGCGAATGGAGAGATCCCTCCGAGCTTGAGCAGCAGTTACGCGGGAAAGTAGGCATCACGGATGACGATGGTCATATCGCCGACCCAGAAGCTTTTGAGAAGGAGGCCTAACCATGCCCAGCAAGTGCGCCTACTTCTACCAACTCCAAGAGCGCGGCATCAGTGCCGCGCAGGCCAAGCAGTGGCTCAAGAAGAACCCGATGCCACGCAACTGGAAGCACTCCGCATGGCGTTGGGCTAGCGAGAACATGACTGATGAGGTGACCCAATGAGCAACGTATTGAATGCCTCCTCCATCCGCGTCAGCCCCGCCATGGGCGGCTTTGTCGCCACCCTGCGCGGCAAGCGTGCTACCGGCACCACGCACCGCGACGCAGCCCTAAACGTAGCGCGTCAGGTGTATGGCCCAAAGGTCAACGTACGCAGTGACTACCTGCGCGATGCAGATCCACTCGCGGGCATCCAGTACCGCTACCACATCACCCACCAGCGAGGTGTGGCATGAGCGAGCCAGCCAAAACCAGCACCAAGGCCATGATCACGATTGAGCCTAACGAAGGTGGCGGCTTCACGGTATGCGCCGGATTTAATGGCGATAAAGCCGAAACGCCTCAAATGAAACAGGCAGGCAAGTTAGCGCTGCTGGGAATGCTGGCCATCAAAGAGGCCTTGGAAGAAGTCGGCGGCACCACTCCAACCACCCTCCATTAAGCGAAACGCCCCCGCGTGGGGCGTCTGCTGGGCGTGGTGGCCCGGCACTGATGAGCAGCCAAGGGGAGAGAAATGGACAGCAAAGCGTTAGACAAAATCAAGAAGTGCCTACGGCTTGCCAAGTCGAGCAATGCCAATGAAGCCGCCGCCGCATTGCGCCAGGCGCAAAAGCTGATGGCCATTCATGGCGTCACCAGCGAAGACGTGGCCTTGAGCGATGTGGAAACGCACACGGCTAAAACCGGCGCAGGAAAAACACCGCCCGCATACGTCACCATGCTGGGCAACATGGTCGCCAGTGCCTTCGGCGCTGAGAAGGTCTATCAGCAGGTTTACGACGGCGAGCGATGGGCGCTGAATGTTGAGTTCTACGGCGTCAATGGTGCTGCCGAAGTAGCGGGCTACGCCTTTGAGGTGCTGGGCCGTCAGCTAAAGCGCGACAGAAGCGCGTTCCTCGCCACCCTAAACAAGCGCCTGAAACGCGCCACCAAGGTGCGCCGTGGCGACCTCTATGCGCAAGCGTGGATTAACGCTGTGGCCAAACAGGTCACGCACCAGCATCGCACTGAAGCTGAGAACGCCATTATGGAAGCCTACAAGGCCAAACGCTGGGAAGACTTGGACACCATGAAGCCCCGCGATAACACCAAGGGCATGCGCCACCATGATCTCGGCGCTATCCACCAAGGCTATCAGGACGGCAAGAAAGTCAGCTTCCACCAAGGCGTGAACGGTAGCCGCCACGCCCAGATCGGCGAGGTAGCGTCATGATCAGCAAAGGCAAGCTGGCCCAGATCCACATCGCCAAGGCCCAACTGGGCCTGACCGATGAAGACTACCGCGCCATCCTCGCCCGCACGGCGGGCGTGAGCAGTGCCAAAGAACTCACCAACCGCACCGTTGGCGGCGTGATGCACGAGTTTCGCCGCCTCGGTTTTGAACCCAAGCCCGCCAAGAAAGCAGGCCGGAACGCACCACGCCCGCCGCGCTCACGCCAGAACGTGATGAGCAAGATCGAAGCCATGCTCACCCATGCAGGACGCCCATGGGCCTACGCCGACAGCATGGCCAAGCGGATGTTCGACGTTGAGCGCGTGGACTGGTTGGACGATGACCAGCTGCACCGCCTGATGACCGGGCTCATCATCGATGCCAAGCGGCAAGGACGGTACCCCAATGACCTCAAATGACGATAACCTCGATTTTGGGTTCGATGAGATTCCCAAAGATGCCCTTGAGCGCCTGCCGGACCCAGAGCTGGCCCGCCACTGGCCTCAGTCGCTGGTTGACATGCTGCAGGTGATCGAGGCCGAGTATGTCGAAATAGGGGTGGCGCCGCGCATCGCTCAACGTCTGGCGTTTTCCACCCTAAGAATTCTGGCGTATTACCACGGCGGGCAGGTATTCTATTTAGCCAAAGGCGACCAGCTCGACCGAGCGCTGCGCGACCATCAAATATGGTGCGAGTTTAACGGCAGCAACCACGCCGAGCTGGCACGGCGCTACGATAAGAACGTGATCCAGATCTACAAGATCCTGGCCGAGCAGCGGGCACTGCACAGAAACCGCATTCAGCCTGGGCTGTTTTAAGCGAGGGAAACACCATGAAAGCACTTGCAGGAGTCGCTCTGGCGTTAATGGCAACGCTAGCAACAGCACAAGATAAGCCAGTGACGTTCAGTGAGTATTCAGCAGCAACACAAGCAGCCTTCACTCACTCTCAACGCTGCAAAGCCGAGATCACTGCTGGTGATGTAGGAGAGCGCTGCACCCGCTTTTTTGAGTACCTTGGTCGTTATCAAGGCATATCAGAAGCCTTTCAAGATAGAATGGCTGCAGAGGGAACACAGGCGTTCGACGGGGCCAGCAGCCCAACTATTAGCGGCCATGAGCATTACGAAGAGCGCCTGACGACCAATATTCATTACATTACGGAAATGATGTAATCACTCTTGGCACCTCCCCCAACAAACCCGCCTCGGCGGGTTGTTTTCTTTAATTCCCGCTAATCCCGACGCCTTACCCTACCGCCCTATCCTGAACCTCACTGCTCTGTGCTTCGCCCACCTGCAATGAGGCTCTCTCGCCATGCCCCGTGACGACATCTCTATCCATTTCCGACGCCGTGAATTTGCCTGCAAATGCGGATGTGGGTTCGATACGGTAGACCTGGAAACCCTGACGCTACTGCAAGACATCCGTCTGCATTTCGATGCCCCGGTCATCATCAACAGCGGTTGCCGCTGTGCGGCCTACAACCGCCGGGTAGGCGGTGCTGCCGCCAGCCAGCATGTGTTTGGCCGCGCCGCCGATATCCGCGTGCAAGGCATCGACCCCGCCGTGGTAGCCACCTACGTGGAAACCCAGCACCCCACGGCCAGCGTGGGTCGCTACAACACCTTCACCCACGTAGACACACGCACAAGCGGCCCTGCCCGCTGGCCTCGGGGGTGAGTATGCAATGGCGCGAAATAGCCGACACCGTTGGCGGTATGGCCCCGCTGATCGGCAGCGCCCTCGGTGGCCCTGCCGGGGCTGCAGTGGGCACGCTTGCCGCAAAAGCATTAGGCGTAAACGCCACCCCCGACGCCGTCGCCCAAGCACTCGGCGACCCAGACGCCGCCATCAAGCTCCAGCAGCTTGAAAACGACCACCAGCAAACCCTTACCCGCATGGTGCTAGAAGCCGAAAGCGTGCGCCTTGGCGAGGTAAACAAAACCATGCGTGCCGAAGCCGCCAGTAACGATGCCTATGTGCGCCGCTGGCGGCCCACCTTTGGCTACTTAACGGCGCTTGCCTGGGTTATCCAGTGCGTGGCCATTGCCTGGTCGATTGTGGCCACGCCTGAGCAAGCCGGTGTGGTAGCCCAAGCCGTTACCGCGCTAACCCCCATGTGGGGCGTGGCGCTCGCCATGCTAGGGATTAACGCCACCTGCCGAAGCCGCGATAAACAAGTGGCTGCAGGGCAACAGCCCAGCGGGTTTATGGATGCCGTTGTAAAGCGCGTTGGCGGCTAACCAACCAATAAGGGAACACCATGGAGTTAATCAACTGGGCAGCCGCCAAGCTGCTATTCGATGTGCTGCAAGCCCTCTTTATGGGCGTCATGGCCGCGTACGTGTACTGGCTTAACAAGCACCGCGCCAGCCAAACCGCCATTAAAGGCACCCATGACCGCATTGATGGCGTGGAGAAAAAGGTGGTGAACCTGGAGCACAAAATGGAGCGCCTGCCCAATCACGAAGACCTGAACAAGCTGCAAGAGCAAATGGCGCGTACCAACGTGCTGTTAGCTGAAATTAACGCCAGCCAGAAAGCGACATCGGCACAGGTCAACCGCATGAATGACTATCTGATGAACCAGCCGCGAGGGGGTCACTAATGAGCCAGAGCTTCCAAGACTTTGAAACCGAAGGTCGCCGCCTGGGCATCCTGCGGATTCTCTCACGCCGCGCTCAGTGCACCACCAACGAGTACTCACTCAACGAAGAGCTAAAGGCCCATTACGGTCATCACGTCAGCCGCGACAAGCTGCACGGCGACTTAGCGTGGCTAGATGAACAAGGTCTGGTGATCACACAGCAGCCACGCGCTGGCTGGGTCATTACGCTAACTGGCCGTGGTTCTGACTGCGCGCAAGGCCTCGCTAACGTTCCCGGCGTTGCCAAGCCACGCCCAGGAGCATGATATGCCGCCACGCAATAAGGTGTTCGACTTGCCGCAAGAGGTGCGCGAAGAGCTAAACGAGAAGCTCGTCAGCAGTGGCTTCCAAGGCTACGAAGCGTTAGCCGGGTGGCTCAGCGAGCGCGGTTATAACGTTTCCAAGTCCAGCGTTCACCGCTATGGCCAGGACCTCCAAGAGGAGTTCGAAGAAGCCATGGGCGACGTGCGTAAAACCACCGAGCTTGCCCGCGCCATGGCCAGCGACGGCGAAGACGAAAGCGGCCACCTGATCGACGCCACCGCCCGCATCGTGCAAGACCAACTGCTGCGTATCTCTATCGCCATGCGCAAAGCCGAAGAAGACCCCGCCAAAGCCGCCAAGCAGCTCGGCAGCGTGACCAAAGCGCTGGCCGATATTGGGCGCGTATCACTCAGTCAGAAAAAATGGGCCAAGGAACTGCGGGTGGAAGTGGCCAGAGAGGCAGCGGAAAAAGCCGAGACCAGCATGGCGACTCAAGGCATGAGCCGCGAGGCCATCGACGCCATCAAGCGCGATATTCTGGGGATTGCCTAATGAGCGCACTTTCCACAGCGCCCGCTGCCGCGCTACCTGAATCCGTTCTGCTGCCCTACCAAAAGGCATGGATCGAAGATGACTCCGACCTCAAGATTGCCGAGAAGAGCCGCCGTACTGGCTTGACCTGGGGCGAAGCCGCCGATGCCGTGCTGTCTGCCAGTAGCGCCAAAGCTGCCGGGGGCACCAACCACTTCTATGTCGGCTCTAACAAAGACATGGCCATCGAGTTTATCGATGCCTGCGCCATGTGGGCCAAAGCGTTCAACCGCGCTGCCTCGCACATCCAGGAAGAGCTGTACCAGGATGAGGATAAAGACATCCTCACCTTCAATATCCACTTCTCCAGCGGCTTCAAGATCCAGGCGCTCAGCTCGCGCCCCAGCAACATGCGTGGCCGCCAGGGTAACGTCACGATTGACGAAGCCGCCTTCCACGATCAGCTCGCCGAAGTACTCAAGGCCGCACTAGCCCTCACCATGTGGGGCGCGAAAGTGCGCCTTATCAGCACCCATAACGGCGTCGAGAACCTGTTCAATGAGCTGATTCAAGACAGCCGTGCAGGCAAGAAGCGCTACAGCGTTCACCGCATCACGCTGGATGATGCGTGCGAGCAAGGGCTCTATAAACGCATTTGCCAAGTGCGCGGCAAGCCCTGGACGCCAGAGGCAGAGGAAGAATGGAAGGCCAACTTACTCAAGGACACCGCCACGCGGGAAGACGCCCTGGAGGAATACTATTGTGTACCCAAGGCAGGCGGCGGTGCCTACCTCTCACGTGCCATGATCGAAGCGCGCATGGTCAATGCACCGGTGATTCGCTTTGAAGGCAGTGCCGAATTCAACGCGGTGCCGGAACACTACCGCGCCCTAGAGATAGACGCCTGGTGCCAAGAGCACCTGCTGCCCCTGCTCGACAAACTCGATCCTAAACTGGCGCACTGCTTTGGCGAAGACTTTGGCCGCAGCGGCGACTTAACCGTGATTGCCCCCATGGCCATCACTCAGCAGCTCGTGCGTCAGGTGCCGTTCCTGGTAGAGCTGCGCAACGTGCCGTTCAAGCAGCAAGAGCAAGTGCTGTTCTTCATCGTGGACCGCCTGCCACGCCTACAAGGCGGCGCGCTGGATGGTCGCGGCAACGGCCAGTACCTGGCAGAGCAAGCCGCCGAGCGCTACGGCAGCATTGTAGAGGTGATCATGCTTTCCCAAAGCTGGTACCTCAACAACATGCCGCCGTTCAAAGCCGCGTTTGAAGACGAACTCATCACGCTGCCCCGCGACAGCCAAGTGGTCGACGACCTGCGCGCCCTGCAAGTGATCAAGGGCGTGCCCAAGCTGCCGGATGCCAAAACCGGCGACAGCAAAGATCGCCACGGCGATGCCGCTATCGCCTTGGCGCTCGCGTACTACGCCAGCCTGATGGACGTGGTACCCATCGAATTCACCCCCGCGCCCCTGCCTGGTGCTGCCCGCCAGGACAACGACAGCGACGACATTGAACCCAGCGGCTTTGGAATAGGAGGCGGCGCATGGTAAGCCCCACCGCGAAGTATCGGCGCAACCTGGTCAAAGCCAACGCGCCCGCACTCAAAGAGCAACAGACGAACGATGCCCGCATCGGTCAGCTCAAGCGCGAATTTGCTGAGCACCCCACGAAAGGCCTCACGCCTGCGCGCCTGTACCAGATCCTGGAGGCCGCTGAGCAAGGCGACCTGAAAGCGCAGTCTGAACTGTTCGATGATATGGAGGAGAAAGACCCCCAGATCGGTGCCGACTTGGGCAAGCGTAGGCAACTAGCAGCAGAGCGCGAATGGCAGATCGTGCCGCCAGATAACGCCAGCGCCCAAGAGAAACGCGCCACCGAACATGCCATTGAGGTGTTCTCAGGGCTGGAAGTCGAAGACCTTATTCTGGATCTCGGTACCGGCATCGGCCACGGGTGGGCGAACCTGGAGTTATCGTGGCAGCGCGACGGCGCACTGCGCTACATCGAGCAGCCCACGCTGCGCCCCCATAGCTGGTTCCGGCTCCACCCGGATGATCAAAACTGCATCACCTTACGCGATAACAGCGCCACCGGTGCCGAGCTGTGGCCACTCGGCTGGGTGCAACACCGCCACCGAGCCAAGAGCGGCTACGTCGCCCGCATGGGGCTGCACAGAATGCTGGCATGGCCTTACCTGTTCCAAAACTACGCGCTTGGCGATTTGGCGCAGTTGCTGGAAATCTACGGCTTACCGGCGCGTATCGGTAAGTACCCACGCAATGCCACCGAGCGAGAGAAAGCGACGCTCTTACGCGCCGTGGTCACACTTGGCCAAAACGCAGCAGGCATCATCCCCGAAGGCATGGGCATCGAGTTCATGGAAGCCGCAGGCAAGGGAGCATCTGCGGATCTCTACAAAGCCATGATGGACTGGTGCGAGCGCGCCAAAGCCAAGGCCATCTTGGGCGGCACACTCACCAGCGGTACCGGTGAAGGCACCAACACCAACGCACTGGGCAACGTGCATGAACGCGGCCAGATGAGCCTGATCCGCTCCGATGCCCGCCAATACGCAGGCAGCATTCGCAACGCGATTCTCTGGCCCATGGCCGCGCTCAACTTCGGCATCGACAAGCCACAGCGTGCGCCTCGTTTCTACCTCGACTGTGGCGAAACCGAAGATCTCGAACGCCTCTCCAAGAGCCTGCCCACCATTGTGGACATGGGCGTAAAAGTGCCCATGTGGTGGTTCCATGAGAAAAGCGGCATTCCCAAAGCGGCCGAAGGCGAAGACGTACTGATGCCAAAGGCAGCGCCAAATCCGTTTGGGGCCCTGCGCATTCCTGCCTCACGGCCACCGCTAGCCGCCCTACGCCAGGCACCCACGCAACCGGGTCAGCCGAGCTACTACCGCGATGCCACGCTGGACAAGCTCGACGACCAGGCGCAGCCAATCGTCACCGGCTGGGTCAACCAGGTGCAGCAGCTCGCCGAGCAAGCGGAAAGCCTAGAGCAACTGCAAGAGATGATCGCCACGGCGTTTGACGACCTCGACGAATCGGAGCTTGCAGACGTGATGGCCACCGCGTTTGAAGCGGCCAACCTAGCAGGCCGTGCCACTGTTCTTGAAGGGCAGGATGAGGAAACCGGCGATGCCGATTAGCGCCCAGTTCAACCGCCCGTTCCCGGAGCAAATAAGCTTCTTTAGGAACAAGCTGAACCTGCCAACGACCCGCTCCGGGCAAATCACCCGCGACCAGAACGACGCGGCCTTTGTGGTGGCCGGTGCCACCAAGGCGGATCTGCTCGCCGACCTGCGCGGTGCAGTAGACGACGCGATCAGCAACGGCCAAAGCCTCGGCGAGTTCCGAAAGCAGTTTGAAGAGATCGTGGCAAAGCGAGGGTGGACGGGCTGGACAGGCGAAGGCAGCAAAGCAGGCCGCGCATGGCGTACCCGTCTTATCTACAAGACGAACCTTGATACCAGTTATGCCGCTGGCCGCTGGGCACAGATGACCGACCCGGACGTGGTGCGCCTGCGCCCCTACTGGCGCTACATCCACAACACCATCGAAAACCCACGCCAGCAGCACCAGCGCTGGCACAACCTGGTGCTACGTGCCGATGACCCGTGGTGGCAAGCTCACTACCCACCCAACGGCTTTGGCTGCAACTGCGGTGTGGAAACACTAAACGAACGCGGCCTGCGCCGCCTGGGTAAAGATGGCCCGGATTCAGCACCGAATGACGGCACCTATGAACACGTCGATAACACCACCGGTGAAGTGGTCACCGTGCCAAATGGAGTGCAACCCGGCTGGGACTACGCCCCAGGGCAAACCGCCACCGAGCGTGCGATCGCTGCGCGGTTAGAGCGCCTGGATAGCGTCGAAGCCACGATTGCAAGGCAGCATGTGGCCGACTTGGTCGAAGCGCCATTATTCAACCGCTTTTGGAATGGCGAAGTGCAAGGCGAGTATCCGGTAGCGGTGGTACCGCCCGTAGAACGGCAGGTGCTAGGCGCAGAAAGCCCCGTGGTGCTGCTCTCACAAGAGAGCCTCACGGCGCACAAGGTCAGCCACCCCGAAGTGGGCTTGGAGGATTACCGCCGCATCCAGCAGATACTGGACGAAGGCGAGGTGTACCAACGCGAAGGCGAACCAGGGCGCATGGTCTATCTAAGCCTGGGCGAACGGCTATACAGAGCCGCATTAAAGCGCACAGCCGATGGCAAGAAGAACTACTTCCTCACGCTTTTTATCGTGAGCGATGAAAAAGCCGAGCGGGAAGTCAGGCAGAAGATGGAGCGCGTGCGCTAGAGGAACTGAGCTTGAGGAACGTGGTGCAACGCTGGTTCGCCATCCCCAGATACCTCATCTGCTGACGCAGGGTACACCAGGCGAATATTGGTCTTTTGCACCACACAAACAGTATAGGAGAGAACCGTGATCACCATCAACGCCAACACCGACGCCATCGAACGCGCCATCACCGACCTGATCAGCAAAGGCGACGACCTCACAGCACCGATGAAGTCGATTGGCGAGGAGATGGTCAACCGCACTCAACAAAGGTTTAGGGATAAAGAAGCACCGGACGGCACGCCCTGGGCACCAAACGCCTCTTCCACCGAAAAGCGCAAAGGCCATGACCGTGTACTCGAAGGCGAAAGCAAGCAGCTCGCCAAGCAGTTCAGCTACAGCGCCAGCAGCGAAGGCGTCGAATGGGGCAGCCTGATGGTCTATGCCGCCATACAAAACTACGGTGGCGCAAAGGCTGACTTCCCCCACCTATGGGGCGACATCCCCAGCCGCGAGTTCATCGGCCTGAACGATGACGACGAAGACGAGGTATTAGGCATCCTCGCGGACCATCTAAGCCTCTAACCGCCATCCCGCAACGTGCCCCTGTAAGCGCCGCTAAGACGTTGCCCGCTACGCTGGCCCGACTTTTAACGGCAAGGCGCGTTAGACCCGCGTTAGATTTTGATTGGGACGCTTTCACCCGGCTCACTGCGTGTAGTATCGTCGTATAAACACAGAAGAATACTAAACTCTAGGGATCAGGGCGCGTATTGATGACAGAGGCAACGATAGAAATGGAACGCTTTCACTTGGTTTACGATGGCCCAGCGTTACAGGGGCACCAGATGGATGTACGGGCCTTAGCGCCTGCACTTCTCTCTGTGGGAAACCTAGTTGAGCAGGCAAATGAAGTGCTTAACGGCGACAGAGCCAAAGTTTATGTAAATGTTAATGCATCCTTCAAAACCGGCTGCTTTGGCATTGATCTCGATACAACCCAATCGCTTATGCAAAAAGCGATGGATCTTGTCTCGTCTAACCCAGTGGTTTCGATCGGAACGATTTGCACAATATTAGGCCTTTCTGCACGCGACGGTATCAAAGGCGTCATTGCTGTTGTGCAATGGATTCGTGGCCGAAAAATTACACGCATAGAGCCACTGAGTGACGGTATAGTGACACTATACATCAATGATGAGCAGCTCAAAGTTGAAGAGCGCGTGTTGGCTCTTATTCAGGATTATAAAATCCGCAAGGCTTTAGAAGGGATGATTGAAGAGCCCTTGAATCATGAAGGCATTGAGTCTGTCTCGGTGATGCCTCGCAAAGGAGCTGCGCCAGTGGTGCATGTAGAAGCCGATGAAGCTGCATACTTTCACGCACCAGCACCTGAAGACGAAATACTCGATTCTCAGGAGTACGAAACAAACCTTCAAGTCGTTAACGTGCCTTTTCAAGATGGTCACAAATGGCGCTTTACTGAAGGCGGGGGTGGCAATGCTTTCTATGCAGATATTATGGATTTCAAGTTTTTAGAGCGCGTACAGCTTAACCAAGAAAGGTTCGCAAAAGACGACATCCTTAAGGCTAAAGTCAGGCGAGAACAAAAAATGACCGCTCAAGGCCTGAAAGCAGAATACTCCATTTTAGAGGTGCTAGAACACAGAAACGCAGCACCCAAAGTGCAGCTCGGTATAAATTTCGATAACCAATAGTCTGTCCCCATGCCCCAATGATGGTGGCATGAAAGTACAGTTATAACTGAAGCTTGGTGAACCCTATTATGCCACCCAAAAGAACAGAGCTTGTTGAAACAATTAAATCTGAGCAAACCCATGAGCTACTCGCCAACGGAGCAGATGCGTTAATAGATACACTCTCTGACTCAGACATCGTGGGCAATATCCCCTTCGTTGGCTCAGCCTTAAAAACTTACCAAGCCACACAAGCTATTCGGGAACGAATGCGAGTCAAAAAGCTCGCAAAATTCTTGGAGTACCCCAGCCAGATGAGCGAAGAGGAAAAGCTTAAATTTTCTTCGCAATTCGAAGACGCATCAAAGGAAGAGGAATTTGGCGAACAGATGTTGGTACTGATAGAGCAGGCAGAAGATACAGAAAAGCCAACAATTCTAGGTAAATTGCTTGTTGCTCATGTGAGGGGCCATTTCGACTACACCGCCCTAATGCGTATGACCTGAATCCGTGAGACCGGCCCCAGGAAACACTTCTAACCCACTGACCTGCATGG